TACGATTTCATCACCAGTTACCTTGTCACGTTTGCGTGCGCCAATTGGCCCCGGTGGTAACTTTGATAAGTCTGGCCGCTCCTTCTTTCCCTTACCAGATTGTACTGGTTGCTCCTGTGGCTTAACCTGTGTCTGTACACTAGGCTCGAAGGGAGATGGAACCTTCTCCATCTTTGCCCTGGTACCAAGGGACTCCTCGATTAACTTTTCCAGTGCACTCTCCCACAGTCCGCCCTCGGTTTCAATACCAAGTGTCCGAAGAATGTCACGGGCGAGTTCATCCCTGATCTCATTCGGTAAGTTCTGTGTCGAGAGAATGTACTTTGCTATTGTAGCAAACTTGTACTTATCGAAGTTCAGGCGTTGCTGTGCAATATCGGTTTGAGTCGCAGAGCCTGATGCACGTTGTCGTGCAAGATCAGCTTGTGCTTCAAGTAGGGCTTGTTGTGCATCAACCAGTTGTCTTATCCGATCCCTCTGTGCATCAGTCAATCTAATATGCGCCAAGTAGTCCCCAGCACGTGCTTCGTTGACAGCGATACGAGATGTGGACAAGTTAGTTGCTGCCTCACGTTGCTTGATTCGTGATTCGAGATCATCAGCGAGTAGTTTAGCAACCTGTGGAGTACCAAGTGCCGATGCAAGCATCTCCCACTGATTCATCGCATGCTGGTGTGGCCACCGCCCCTCACGTTCCAGCATAGCACGACCAAGTGCCTGTTGGGTTGGGTCCAATGGAGCATTGGGATTGACCGTCCGTGTCGTGATTTCCAGTGGGCCGCCTGGACGCTCAGCGAATTGCATGCGTGTGTCATATCGGTATGGCTCAGCGCTGACGAACGGCCATGGGTCCATGGCCGTACTCATATAAGCGAGGAGTTCCTCACGACCATTGGCGTCCACGGGACCATGTGTTGGTGCCAACAACCTGTTGAAATCTTCCAGGGTTAGGCGTTTAAGGCCCTCCATCTCCTCATCGTCGTGGCGTCGACGCCAGATAACCTTATCTGGATGCTCAACAAGGTTGTAGCTACCACCAATTTGACGAATACTAGGTTCCGTGTTCGTCAGCTCAAAGTGTGGGACGACAGAGGGTACCAACTCCTTGTTTTCCGTGTACTGTGACGGGGTTGCATAATACTCAACGGGCTTACCGCCAATCATGCTAAGGTGGGACAGTGTAGCGCTGTAGAGAGGGTCATAGATTTTCTTGATTTCTTCCTCGATCAGGCGTCGCTTGGCGTCGTTGTGCGCCGCAAGGTTCTGTTCCCACTCTAGCCTGGCAGGCCCACCAAACTCTAAACCGCCGATGTTAACAACAGTGGGTGCCGGCCCAGGATGGGGTGCAATCTCGTTTGCCCTCTTTACTATGGCTTCATAGCTATTCATTTGTGTTGACTCCAACAGTTATCGTGGACCGTCAGCTACCCACCGAACGAGATGCCAAGAGGTTTCTCAGACAACTGGAACCCAAAGCTAGTAGAGCTTGTGTCAGACTGAGCACCCAAGGCACGATTCCAGTAGTCTGCCGATGCACGGGCCAAGTTAAACAGTGACTGCGGAGCAAGGAACTGTGCAGCCTGGAATTGCTGTATCTGTGGGATTAGGTAGGGTAACATGTTCTGCATCGCGGCACCAATGACAGCAGTCTGGTTCTCTGGACTCAACTGACCACGGAAGGCACCACCTGCGCTGGCGTTGCTGAACATCATGCGACCCAGTTGCTCGACTGCAGCATCAGCTGGGGCACCAAGACCATACTTGCCACCAGGAAGCATCTGTTGTCCAAAGCCAAGCAGAGCACCAGGTGACGAGAACATCTGGTTGGTGAAGTTGCTCATGAGCATGCCCTGCTTGTAGGCTTGCTCAGCAGCTTGACCTTCGTAGGCTGTCCCACGTAGCCCTGTGCGTGTCTGTGATTGAGATTCACTCTGTTCGTAGCCGCCCATTACAGGACCTCCCACGTTGTTTCTTCACGGTACCGAGTCCGTGAATGACCAGGACGAGCAAGGACACGTCGTGCAGCGTAGGCACCACACTTCTTACCCCACTGCTTCACGGCTTGCCAGCATGCTGCACACCCACGCTTGTCCCCGAACCATCCCCATTCATGGACAAACAGTGTGTGCGGGGGCAAGTAGAAGCGAGCGAGGGCACCGCCACAGAAGGCTGACACGGTGCCTGTATCATAGACATACATGATTGCATCGTCATTACGGAGTTGCTCGTCAAGGAACTCAACAAGTGCAGCGTGCGTGTACCCATCGTGCGGGCACTGTGCCCAGGCTGTCTGTTGCTTGAGTTCCAACAGCCCACTAGCAATAGCAGGTACATCACTAGGTGTGGCTAGCCGGATTATTGGCGTTGCCATAGATGTCAACTTCCCCGTTCTCGTCACGCACAGCGAAGACACACATCCACACGGTGTTGTCCTCTAGGGCCTCGATACGGTGTTCCTTGTCCTTGGCTATGATAAGCTCGATGGGTGCGGTGTACGTAGTCTCAACACCATCGACGGTGACCTTGGCTGAGCCACTATACAGCAACGAGACATGATCGAAGTTGTGCTTGTGTCCGTTGAGAACTTCACCCTTCTTCCACCACCACCGGCGTACCCACACATTACCGTATTTAACCAGTGATGGACCATCTTGACCGAAGATGGACTTGACAGTGTGGACGATGGGTGACTGTGAAGCAAACTCTGCAGAACCAACCTTGGCCTGGTGGAGATCACGCATAGCTTGCTCGAACTCAGGCAGACGTGCTTCGAGTCCATGAAGCTGTGTGCGGTAGGCTTCATCAACACCGTGTTGTGTATGAGCGGTGATACCGTACAGTACACCATCATCCCTCAATCCGATCTCGTCATGAGGCCAGGACCAGATAGGATACACCTGGATGCACACTTCACGTGGGAAGAAGCGGTTGTGGATGCTACATCCATTGTTCGTAACGATGACCACTTAGTACCTCACAAGGAACTTGATACCAAAGACAGGGTGCAGATTGTTGTGTGCTGCACCACCACCTGTGTTGTCTGTTATGTGGGGATAAAGAGCAAATGACGTGTAGCCAAACGCCACCGCCGAGCCAGGTATAGAAGGTGGATAAGCAGAGTATGGGAGTTGCGAAATGGGATGATTATGCGCTGGCATTTCACTAACACTCAACGTATGTGTCTCAGCACCATACGTCGTGTTGAGTACGCGGTTAGATAATCCACTCGCTTGACCTGCACCAATGGGGGAACGACTACGGTAATCTGGTAGAGTAAATGTACTCTCTAGGTAGTGTGTCCCTGTACCCTGACTGGTCAGGTCAATGGGTGAGCCATTGAGTATGGAGCTAAGCTGGAATGTGTTCGTTGTGGCGTTGATGATGTAGTACTTCGTGTTAGCTACGAGTGGTGACGGCAACGTGGAGCCTGTCTGTAGGTACACGACAGTGCCGTTGCTCAGGCCATGTGACGAGATCGTGATTGTATCAGTTGTCGTATTGACATCAGACGGTGAGAATGACTTGGGTGAGGCAGAGTATCTGTATCCCACACCTGTGCTGGTTAGGTCTGGGGCACACATGTCGAAGAGGTCCTCGTAGGTCGTACATGACACTACTTGACCATTACATTCCAGCCACCCAGCGGGGACTGTGCTGAGACTGGACATGACTATCTCGCCAGGGAAGCCAAAGTTACGGAACTTGCGTAGTGTGTTCGTACCGTAGCCAAGCCATCCGTCATACTTGTTGTACGTCGTGTTGCCATCTTTGTCCTTGATGCGCCCGCTGGCTTGGAGCAACACAGCAAGGCGTGCAACGAGGTCCACAGCGGTGCCCTTGAGGTCCAGGGCATTGCCCAGTATGTTCTCGATACCGACACATGCTGTAGCAACACCATTCCACTGTTGTGCGTCAGTGGCACTCACGTTGTTGACCAGTGTACTGGCAGTGTCTATGGTACCAGCAGCATATGTACTATTGGCAAGGGCAAGGTCAGCCATCTGTTACCTCAATGTAACACTATCCCACAGGGAGGTGCTTCTTAAGCTGTACCTGGGGTACAATACGGTGTATAGTAAAGCTATGTGGACTACTGTATGCTACCTGTATACTTATCCTATTACCAGTAGCACGATCTACCTCAGCAGCATATGTGTAGTCCTGCTGGCTCCGTCCCCAGTCTATGTTGGGGTGTATATGGTCTATAACCATACTTGAAGTACCTGTATACTGTATAGATACAGAGCACCTACGTAGCTGCCTATCTACCTCCGTAACATAGGGCAGGGAGCCAAAGAGGCGGCACCACAGGTCCCCGTCGCCCCACTTGCTGCCGTCGCCCCAAAGTGGACAGGCCATCTACGCACCCCCGTAGCTGGTCCGAGACTCGCGCAGGAATGCCCTTCTTTTGCAAAAAACACCCAACTGAGTAGGGCATTTTGGAAGAGAAAACTGGCGACCCATAGTTTCATATGGACCGGAAATTTTCTTTTCAAAAAAGCCTACTGAGTAGGGCATTTTGGGGCCTAATTCACAGGAAAAGTGTTTGTGTGGCGCGGGGTTACAGAGTTTACGCAGTGATTTAGTCAAGATTGACAGGAGGTACATGATGAACAAAAACTACTTATCTGGCCGCAGGTTAGAGTACGAGATGGTCCACGAGGCCAAGAAGCGGGGCCTCGATGCCTGTCGGACTGCGGGAAGCCATGGGTGGATCGATGTGGTCATCCGTGCTCCGTGGGGTAGTTGGGTCACTGCTACCCAGTTTCTGGGTGAACTGGGGTTCCACGTTGTCTCAGAGGAGTACACCAACGAGCGGGCGGGATGTTGGTACATGCGTAAGGGTAAGCGTAAGCATGACTATGTGTATGCTGAGCACTACGAGGGTGTCCAGGGTGTACTGACCCTCCTGCAGTGCAAGCGTCGCTCAGTTACTCACAGAGCTAATCGTAGCACCACTAAGCAACGTCCCGTCAAGGTCAAGGACATTGCAGGTGGGTGAGCCGGAAGAGAAGGACAAGTCAAAGTGTACACTACGGAGGTACTTGAGCTTAGAGGGTGCCCCGAAGCCTGGGTAATGTGTCTGGTATATCATACTGACAGGATTATCATTCAACCCTACAGCATCAGTATACCTAGAGGGTACACGTAACTGATACACGAAGGTATTATTAGCAGGATTACCCTCACCACCGTAGATGGCAAAGTCACTCTGCTGGTTCTCGACCCACACACGACTGAGGCTCTGCCCTGTCATGGGTCCATACCACACGGGACCACGATCTGGGTAGAGGACCCATGAGTAGAGGTCCATCCAGTACTGTACAGTCGTGTATGAGTCAGCACCTGTCGGGATGCCAAGCATGAGAAAGCGGTCAAAGTAGGCCATCCATACCTGGTCTAGGAAGTTGTTGGCTGTACTCTCAAGCCCAACCGTGGCACCGGTGCTCTTGAGCTTATCCCCGATGTACATCCCTTTGAGGGAGCCTTCGGGCAGTAGGTACACATTGAAATCAGACGTGAACCAAGCCGTACCGACACCTGGTATGCTAACTACACTGTATGGACTACTGGTCCCAACTGCGGAGTCCAGTAGCTGTATACGGCTGTCCTCACCAGTGGGTGGTGAAGTTGCAGCAACATTGTCCCCGAAGTTAGTACCTGTAATCAGGTAATAGCTATTGGGCTGGAATGCCAACAAGCCTGAGTTGATCGAGTCCAGGCCACGTAGGCTCACGGGGTGTATACATGTGAACAAACCCACGCGGGAGGGACGAAGCGTAGCCCAGCTTGAGTTGGCAGACCATACAGTGGGATCACGTGGGTTGCACCGCTCGATGCCTGCCTCAGTGATAGCCATGAGTCTATCGGCAATAGGTGCAAGCCACCGTGCAACGGGAATGGCGGTCCCAGCAACTGCGCTGTACGTCGCTCCGTCGTACTGGTGTATGGTATCTACACCATTACAGATATAGACTCTATCAGTAATAGACCAAGTGAGGAACTGCGTATCCTTATCGTTGGTCATCCCACTGGTCAACACCGTCTCAACACCAGTATCTGACAAGACAGACACCTTGGTGCCATACGCAATGAGACGCTTCTTCGTCGGGGCACTACCACCGTAGTAGAACTTATGTCCACCGCGTATACGCAGATTTGTTGCTAGGGCGGTGGAGTTGAGTCTCTGGCTCCCAGTCCTATTACGTACCCCACCAAGGTAGATGCAATTCTGCATCAATGGTGACTCACCTGGTCGAAGGTCCTCCTGTGAGGAACGGAGGTTGACACCAAGTATGGGGTCCTCATACTGTGCTTCTTGTTCAGGTACTGCTCGACGTAGAGACATAGTTAGATAATATCACGGAAGGTGACTTGACCAACGGCACTGGCTTCGCTGCCATAGAGGTCAAGCATGGCATTGTAGATACCCATCTCCATCCCGTATCTGTCCTCATCATAGCGTTGCATGATCTTGACGGCAACACCCTGTGTCCACAGGCTACGGAACTTACGGAGATGGTCAGTAAAGAGTGTGGAGGTCTCATCAAGCTTATCGAGGGCCTGCCAGTAGTCGATGAACAGGACATAGACACGATCAGGAGCGTGGTTGAGCCAGAGTTGTCGTCCGACAACCGTTGCCATCGAGGGTATCTGCTTGGCAAAGGGTGCCACAATCGTGTCCCAGTCAACGGGCTTGCTGTAGTCAAAGAGCTTGAAGCGTTGTGTCTCGACGAGATACACACTGGTGCTATTCGGGTTGACCCATGTGTTGTCCAAGGAGGACCAGTTACCCTCAATGGTAAATACCTTGGTACTGTTGTTGTAGGACACACACTGACCAAACTGTCCCTGCCCAGTACCGCCTGTGATGAAGACAAACCTGCCGATAATGTTCGTGGGGTCTTCATCAAACCCAGATGCCAGCGTGATATAGTTCGCTCCACCACCCTGCGCTGTGCCACGCCAAGACCCATACTGTGCCGCATCAATCAGCTGGACAGACCGTATGGCCTCACAGTTAGTAGGCCAGTTGTAGCGGCTCACGCCAACCACAGTTGGGATGGCAGCCTGTGTCAACAGTGAGCTATGGCGTGGAGCCTTGAGGTAGATGTCAGACTTGACTTGTTGGAACTGTATGTTCGAGGCGTTGGTAATATCAGCAGCAGTCGGATTGACACGTCCACCATGCTTGAGACCATCCGTCACAATATCTGCCACTGTAGGATTAGACGGAATAGGCATCACTTACCCCATGACCAGTGCCACATCGATTGCAGCACCAGTGTTGCCTGTGCGTGTCGTGGTGCCAGCGATAATCAAGCCTGTGCCACCAAGCCACCATCCATCTGGGATGGAGATGGAAACACCACCACTCGCAGGAAGCGGAATCACCATATCTGGTGTCGTCGTCCCCACCGTCACACCAGAACTCTTGAAGAACATCTGTAAGTAGGCAATGGCCCCAGTCGTATTAAGGAGGGTTATACTAATGAGATTGACAGGAACTACACTAACAGTTGCCGCAGTCGCATTGACTTGCGCGGAATACTTATTCATCCCACTTGCCATGAGTATCTCCTTTACCTCAGAACCGGCCCTTGCGTCGAGCGACCCACCACTCTATGAGGAAGTTTGCCAGCCACGGTTGAATGTCCCCGGTGTGTCCCGCT